GCTTGTCCCCATCTATATTCAGCTGGTTGTATTTCATCATATAACCTAACTGTTTCCCAAATTCCCATGCCACAACTACCATGTCTATTTTCTCCTCTGCTTTCTTCAAGCATCTGATTTAAATACATTTCATATGGTGTTGTAATCCTACATTTTTTATCAACATAAACAACAGGTCTATATCCTAATGTCAATAATTCTTTAAATTCTTGTGCGAATACCATAGGATTTACAATAAAGAATTCAGACAAATAGGTATCGGCTCCAGCGAAAGCGCCAGAGCCAATATGTCTAAATGCATGCCGTGTACCATTAAGTAAGGAAACAGTATGAGATCGCTGAGGACCACCATTATTACATACTACAAGTGTTTTATGTCCCTGTAAAATAGACTGTTTTGCAAAATAATCAGTTGCTAAACCCTTTCCTTCATCACCAAAGTTCATGCCGATTATCACTTTTGCATCCATTACCAACTGATCCCTTCAGAATTATCTATTTTTGAATAAGAAGTACCGTTATAATGACTAATAATCAAATCGGTAATTATATTTGCTAGATTTTCAATCTTTTCGCAACATACAATATTTTGATCGCCAATCACTCTTGTAAAGCTTGATTTAATTCCATCATAATTATAATGGTGATTTACATGAATATGAAATACATCATATTTTTCTGACACTTCTTTATAAAGTGCATTGCTATCAATCTCATCCTGAATTATATCACCAGTGTCTAAAGACAATTTATCTTTAGGAAGATATGGATTTAACTGTTCATCTCCAATGGTAATGATAATTCCTTTTTGTTCTCGCTTCCAACAATCCAGTTTTGTATGTCTTGCTCCCATATACCAGGCTACTGTATATGATTCATAAGAATTACCACCACCACCGAATTCAAAGAATACATGATCCATCTGTTCTGCAATTCTTATATCTGATTCAAATTGAGAAATTTGAATGGGATAACGATCATACGCAAGATCTCCAATTCCCATAATACAGAACTCTACATCAGTTAATTCATTATACAACTTCTCCATAATTACATTTAATTTTTTAGCAGCTTCTACGGCTGCGTCTCCCATACTACCTGTAACGTCTAAAGCGATTATTACTGGTTTTGTATTAGGGTGTTCTTCCGTATCAAGACATTCCCTCATTACTTTATATGGAACCAACGCCTTATTAATAGTTGATTGTTTATATATATTTTGAGTAGAAGACACTCCTACAACACAGCCTAAACTATCTATGGTTGCTCCAATTTTTGATGAAGTTGTATAATTTGCGAAACTACTTCTTGTCCAAGATCCTCCACCCATTATTCCACACTCCTTACTTTTTCGTCATCTTTTGTATCTTCTGATTCATCTTCGGCATCATCAAAATTTACGTCCATATCAAAATCAAACATACCATCAAACATATTTTCAAAGCTTCCTCCACTCAGCATCATCATAGGAAGCATGTTCCCCATCATATTCGTATTATTACCAGAAGAATTGCCTTTCATCATTTCAGACATCATCATATATTTCATAATATTGCCAAGCCCATTCTTAGATTTGGTACTAATGCTATTACCAAACATACTCACAATTTTGCCATAAAAATATGTATTTCCCATAAAAATATGTCTTTCAGGGAGAATATTTTCTATTGTGCTGTCTTCATAATTAATAACTGTAATCTGATCTTTTCCTGGCTTTACAACACATCTAGGCTTACCACCGACAAGAATAATATCACCTTTCTGAACATGATTCGTAGGAATCAAGAAGAAAAAATCTTCTCCAATATCAAATACGAAACTATTACAATTAGTCAACCTATTTGTTTTCATATTATAAGTTTTATATCCATTACTTGTTTTAACTGCAATTCCACCGTTCATAGATAAGCGACACATACCAGGAGCAATTTTCCCAAACAGTCCATTAAACATACTTTCCATATTCATATTATTCACCAATTCCTTCCATATCCAATTGTTTAATTTTTCTTTTTTGTGGCTTGATATATATTATCTTTTCTGGATAAAGCTTTCGCAAATCAATCTTCTTATTGTTTTTTTCTATTTGTTCCAACTCTTCATTAAATGATTCTGCTTCGTTATAATAATAGGGAATGATACCAACTATATCTCCAATTAAATCTTTTTCTAGAATTTCATTCAGATATACTAATGTTTGATACATTCCCTCAAACGTAAATTTATATTTTTCTATAAGTCTTTCTGATAATGCAAATTGCTTTACTGTTAACTGTTTATCCTTCAATAAACTTTCCAAATAATCATAATATTGTTTCTTTTTCGCATATTCTTCTTCTGACAAATCTCCTTTTATTTTTTCCAGAGACTTAATAGAAGTATTCTTTTTATTTTTAGCTTTTTCTTCAGCTTTTACATTTAAAACTGATTTCTTTTCTTGCCCTATCTGTTTAATAGTTGCATTAAAACAATGTTGATGAACACTTCGACCTTTATACGGAACAAATTGCTCTGTAGGGAGTATTGGCTCCCCACAGAGCAGACATTTTTTATAAGCCATTGTTAAATACCCAGCTCATTTGCTTCTTCTTTTAGGTCATCAAGAATGATAATCATAGCTTCTAGCTGTTTCTTAGTGCATTCAGTAACCTTTTTACCTTTTCCCAATGTTCTCTCAACGATATCTGTCAGTTCTTCCATATGTCCAGAATCTGCCATTTTCTGCCCATACTGTACAATTTCTGCCATAACATCATCATAATTATATGTTACTGTAGTATTCTGTGCTTTTTGTTCTTCATACGAAACAGCTTTAATTCCAGACTTCTTTTCTTCAGCTTCGATTCCAATATTTACAGCTTCAATCAAAGCTTCTACACTCCATTCAGGAAGATATGTAGGAGTACCACTAAAGCGGGATCTCGCAAAGAAATCTGGCGTTTCTGCAAGATAAGCTGATGAAGGAATTACTTTTCCATCTTCGTCAACTCCATTAGACTGAAGATAAATTACATAATCTACAAAGTCACGAACAGGATCGACTGATCTTTTATCTCCCTTGGGAACCATTTGATGAGTTTTGCTATTTTCCTGTTCATGACCAATAAATACAACAGTATAATTACAAGAAAGTAATGTATTTATTGTTCTAAAGAACTCCTTTTCATCTTTTCCTACCTTATATTGCTATAAGGAATAGACTATCTCTTCTTAACTATAAAATAAGTTAAGGAACGGCACTTCGGATTTGGACTTTCACCATGCTTTAATCCTACTCCCTTACGGGATAGTCGTTACACCTTCCCATTTTTATAAAACAGGCTTGGCACGGTATTGTCTGGGCTTTCACCAGATTTTCACCGTTAGCATATAATCTGAAGATAATTATACACACCCCACATTTATGGGTTCACCGTTCATGCGCTGCAATAATAAATCATTAAATTTATTTCTTTTTCGAGTTAATTCTATATCTTCATAACTATCTTTATATATAAGCATTAGAGCATCTGCCAACACATTATTCCCACCAACATTTAAGCTAAAATAATTGCCTTTATTTTCTAGCTGCAACCGCTCTAATCCTAAATATTTTTGAATACCTGTCAAGAAATTTTTTGTCCCTAATATATGCCACCAATAAAACAGCCTACCAGATTTTTTTGAAACGGTATTATAAATACTTCCATCTCCATCAGAGTATCCCCTTATAAAATGTGATAACAAATGATAAGGAACAATACTTTCAGAAGGAAAAGATAGAATTAATGATTTTTTAGGGACGCATCCTTTTTGTATCAAATCATTAACCATGTCCTTATCGGAAATACTTACATAGCACCCATAATATATTTTTTCACCACTAATTTTTTTAGTATATCTAATATCTGTATTCGTGGCTTTTATTGCCTTTAAAAACTTCTTTAAATGTTCAGCATCATCTTGTTTTAAATTTATTCTTAAAACATAACGCCCTGTATTCGTTACACACCCATCTGCATATAAAAACCCTAACCAATATGCTTTTTCTGGTGTATCGATATTTGCAAAATAATGAGAATTTCTTGGATGCTTATTTTTTCCCTTATCACAAGTTAATAAGGTTTCAACTCCTTCTTTATGCAGAAGTTTTCTAATGGTTTCTTGACTAGTATTAAATTTTTTTGATAGTTCTTTAATATTATGGTTTTTATTATAGTCACTAGTAATATAATCAATTTGGTCTTCAGTCCAAATTATTCTACTACCAGCACCTGTTTTATTACCACCAACTCGCTGTAAAGAAAATAAATTTAACAATCATTATCTCTCCTTTTTACGCCTGATATAAGTTTATCTTCCCGCCCTCAACAGTATCACTTAATGTGAGAGCGCCATCACCAATTACTGCCTGTACATATTCTTGACAAAGCAATGCTGCAGCATAAAGTTCATCAATAATGATTGTATCGTATAACTCTCTAGCTTTATCTAATGTAGCTTTATTGGTAAACTGCTTAACCAATTTTTTCATATCAGCCCAAGTATTTACTCTATTATAAAGCACACCTGCTGTGGCATTAAGACCAGATTCTGTTGCAATCACAAAAGGCTTAGGAAACCTTACTGCTTGTGCTGTTTTTCCAAGACTGTTCCCACCATAAATCAGAAAAGATTTTCCTTCTAACCCTTTTGCAAGAACGGTTTTTTGCGGATTAAAAATATCTACTGTTACTGCCATATCTTATTATCCTCCTTAATTAAAATCCCATATCAAGCGTTCTACCTCTAGCAGCACCACTAGGTTTTGCC